CGATCATCGGCCAGCACGACGGAAGCTCCAGCACGACGGCGGTCCTGATCATCTCCCGATCATTGGCCAGCACGACGGAAGCTCCAGCACGACGGCGGTCCTGAATTGTGGGGGGGGGTGTTAAATTGTGACAGCCCCCTGGACCGAGACCACGCCTTGCTCGTCCGGAGATTTTTATGGCAAAAGTCCCGTTAGGGTTTTTGTTAAGTGTTGCAGTAATGCAACACTGTTGCCAGAGTTCCAAAGTGTTGCAATAATGCGACACTCTCAGGAGAGGGAACATGGCAAAAAGCGGGCGGCCGCCGAAGGCACCAGAGTTGCGGATTGCTGACGGCACACATCGGAAAGATCGGCACGGTTCGAAAGAACAGTACGGCGCGGAAACTGTCATCGAGAAAGTTCCGCGGTGTCCCGACAACAAGGGCGAGGAGTTCGCCAAACGTTGGAAACGCTATTGCGGAGAAATGTTGCGGGTCGGCGTGCTCACTTCACGGGATCTTGATGCAATCGAACAGCTTTGCGATGCACACGAGGACCAAGCCAGAGCACAGGCGGCGCTGATCCGTGACGGCGACTTCATTCCGACGCAAACTGGCTTTGCCAGACATCCGGCCATGCTGACTATCGAAAAGGCCCGCATTTTCATCATGCAGGCTCAGATAAACCTCGGGTTCAGTCCGTCGGGAAGAATCAAAGTGCCGCCAAAAGTCGCGGCTATCACCAAATCGAATAAGGTCGCCGGACTCAACAGGAAAATGTGATGCCGTTGTCCTGGCGGAAATTCACGAAGCAACAAAAAGCCGACACAGAACCGTGGATGCGGAACAAGGCGGACGAATTGGCGGTCAACAATGGCTGCTGGTTCGATCCGAAGCGTGCCGCTTACATGATCTGGTGGGTGGAGCGACATTGCAAATTGTACGAGGGGGAAGGCTTCGCTGGCAAACCCGTGATTATGCTTTCGAACGTCGACCAGCCGGACTATTCCGACATCCCGGAGATGTTCCCGGACTTCACGTACGACGACGGCGAAATCATTCCGGAAGTCTTTGACTTCTATCAGCAACGGATCAAGTGGCACAACCAGTTGTTTCACAGCGGCGCCTTCATGCACTGGCAGTTCGAATGCCACGCCCGCATTTATGGCTGGGCACGCGAGGCTGAAGAACGATGGCAGCGTGTCGGGCTCCGTCAGGTCCGACGGTTCAGAAAAGCTCGAGTCTGGATTCCGAAGAAATCCGGCAAGACACCGTCGCTCGCTTTCAACACCTTGTACCTGACGTGTGGAGATGGGGAGCCCGGTGCGAAATCCTTCATCGCCGCACTCGACGGAAATCAGGCGATCCGAGTCTGGGAGCACGCCGAACAGATGCGGCAAAAGTCTCCGGAACTGGCCGCTAACTCAAAAACCAATCTGAACACTCACAAGGTCACGTTTCTGCCCAATGTGTCACACTTCGAGCCGCTGAGCTCCGCCAACAAGAACACTCAGAATTCAAAGGAAGGACTGAACGGAAATGTCATAGTCGACGAGACTCACGTGGTGACGCGGTCCTTCATGAAGATTCTGGAATTCGCTGGGGCGTCGCGTCCACAGCCGTTGAATCTTGCATTCTCGACAGCAGGCAATAACCCGGAAGGATACGGCAAAGGCGAATGGGATCTCGGCGAGGAAATCAACGCGGGTACACGGCAAGTCGACAACTACTTCCACCAGTCCTACCACGCTCCCCAGAATCTGACATCGGCTCAGATGAAGAAAGACCCAGAAAAATACATCCGTATGGCTAACCCTGCACTCGGGCATACGGTTGGAATGGAAGAACTCAAACCGGCATTCTATGAGTGTGCCGAATCTCCTTCGGACTTCGCCACGTATGCCATGTATCGTTTGAACATTTGGCAGCACTCTTCACAGGTCTGGCTCGGTGCCGGAGTCTGGGCCGGCTGCGGTGGCCATACGTTTGATCGCGAAGAGAACGAACAGCGTCAATGGGTTCTCGGACTTGACCTCGCGCGCAAGTTCGACTTGGTCGCGTGTGTTCCGACTTCTCCGAACAAACTTGGTTCTGTCGATATCGTCAACCCGATGTTTTGGTGCAATCAGGAACGAATCGAACAACTGATCGCCTTCTATCCCGAAATGGCAAAGTGGCGAGATCAAAACCTGATCAGGATCGTCGGCGACAACACGACGGATCTGCGAGCCGTAAAAAGGGATATCCGAAAGTTCTGTGAAAAGCACTTTGTCGTCGGAATCGTTTACGACGCCACGTATGCGGAAACTCTCATTCAGGACTTGACAGCAGGGGAGTTCGGTCCTGACGGCGATTTAATGTTTCCGGCATTGGCGATTGGTGAAAAGCCGTTCTCACAGGGCATTTTGACACAAACAGGTCCCACGGCAGATTTCGAGAATGAACTGAAGGACAAGATGATTCGCCACGATGGCAACCCGGTTCTGACGTGGCAGTTCGGCCACGCAACGGTGAAGCAGGACGGACGAGGACACCGGCAGGTCCAGAAGGAAGATCGGAAATCCTGCCGGACGGTTGACGGAGTGCAGGCGGCTATCATGTCTCGGTGGGGCTGTCTGGATAACAAGGATTGGGAGATTCAGGTTTTGGACTTTTACGACTCAAACCCAGTGGAGTATGTATGAACGAAGATCAGACGAAGTTGCCGGCGGACGTGGATCAAATGCCTCCGGATGTTTTAGAGGTCGCCATCGTTGCGGCACAACTTGGCGTGGCTCCGCGACAGATTTTGCGAGCGGCGGACGCTGGCAGAGTTGAAAGTTGGAGTATCGAAATCCCTGGGCACACTCGGTTTTCACCACCGACATACAAACGGCTTGTATCACTCAGTGAGGTGCGAGACTGGTTCAACGCAACGCCGGAGGCACGCAAGCCTGAAAATAAGTCGCATCAATACCACGTAGTGTATTGGGTGCAAACGGAGCCGAAGTGTGGAACACAGGATCTGGCTGGCTTTATCCGGGCGAACGCAGAGGCGGTTGTTGTCAAACGGGAATTCATCGTGCAACTACGGGAATCCGATGCCGCGGTGATCGAACAAATCGGTGGCAAGCAGATCGAGCGGACTTACGGTGTCAAAGGTTTCTCATTTCGTCGTTTAGGGACATAGTCATGACCAGAAGAAAACGCCAGCCAGCAACAAAAGTTGCTCCTCAGATCGTCTTTAGTGAATCGGTTGTGGTACAGTCTGTCCAGTGGCGGCAGATGGTGGAAATCGTCGTACACGGGCAGGGATCGCTAATTGGCCCGTCCACGACGCTGCCGATACCGCCGCAAATTGGAATGTACGTTGGTCAATTGAAAATCAAGTGCATCCGAGTCAACCAAGCGGACGGGTCGAACATCATCGAATATGTGGCGATCACGTCTCAGCAGGCCAAAGAATTGCTGATGATCGGTTGGACGAAAATTCCTTGAGGAATCGAGACGTGGATGGAACCCCGCAACCTGTATTCACCTACGCTGCAACCGTGGTGTCCGTCTATGACGGAGACACGGCAACGCTTCTGATCGATGTTGGGTTTAGTTGCTTCCGAAAGGAAAAGGTGCGACTGCTGCGGATCGATGCGCCAGAACTGACCGGACAAACACGGTCAGCTGGCCTTGCGTCGCGTGATTATCTGCGATCTCTGCTGCCGTTCGGCTCCCCTTGTGTGGTCACGACGATCAAGGACAAACAGGAAAAGTACGGCCGTTATCTTGCGGAACTTTATGGTCCCGACGGCAAAAACGTCAGCGATTTGATGGTTCATGCTGGCCATGCCGTCTACAGGGAATACTGAAAAATGGACACGGACGAGGTGAAACGCACAGACTCGGGCTTGACAAGGGCAAACCTCTGTTGTCTGTCTGGTGTGGTCTTGGTACTCTATGCTGCATTCTTGCTACATAGTGCCGTAGGATTCTTCATCACCGGCCTCTCGCTGTTCGCGTGGGGAGTTCATCTACACAGGGTGACAAAAGACAGTGTTACCAAACGTCGCTGAATTCGCCGCGAGTCTTTTCGGTTCACGCAGCAGCCGCACGCCGCGTAATCGGTCGATGGAAGATCCGAACGTTTCCCTGAACGACCCCGAACTGTGGGAAGCCATGGGCCACGTTCGTTCGGATTCCGGAATCGAAGTCGGGCCGGAAGAGGCGTTGCGATTTGGACCGGTGTATCAGTGCATCGAAATCAAATCGGCTGACGTGGGATGTGCCACGTTCCACGTTCACAAAAATGACGCTGAACCGGGCGAGGATGATATCGACCGCAATCAACCTGCGGAAAGAGTCTGCAGCAGCGAGTGGAACGATATCACGCCAGCCAGTCAGGGCTGGCAGAATCTGGTATTTCACTACAGTTTGCGAGGCAACGGCTACGCCTATATTTCGCGGCAGGGTGGATCGCAAAACGGCCGAATCCAGTGGATGGCTAATCTTGCTCCTGATCGCGTCACGCCCATGGTGGATCCAGATTCCGGGGCTTTGCTCTACAAGTTGGAGATTTCCGGTGAAAAGCCGCAATTTCTGAACTCGTGGGAAGTCTTCCACCTGAAAGGTCTGAGCCTGACGGGCCAGCAGGCAATTGACATGCTGAAGCTGTCTCGCAACGAGATCGGGCTGGCGCTCGCATCCAAGTTGTTTCTGGCTAAGTTTTTTGAGCGAGGCGGACACCACGGCGGCATTTTGTCGGTTCCGCCGGCGATGAAGGCACAGGCCCGGGAAAACCTTGAAAAGGGCGTCGCGGAGCGATCGTCACCCGCAAACTGGTTCAAAACTCTGGTTCTGCGTGACGGAGCCCAGTGGCATTCGTCGACGGTCGATCCTCGAACAGCACAAATGAGCGAGTTGACGGACGATGAAGCCAGGGCAGTTTGCCATTTCTTCAATATGCCGCCATGGAAGATCGGCCTGAAGGATTCGCAGAGCTACAACTCCGGCGAAATGGCGAATCTCGCCTACATCACTGGAACTCTGCAGCATGTTTGCACTCGCATACAGGGTGAGGCGAATATCAAGCTGCTGTCGCAGAGGACGCGGCGCGCGGGAACTCATCGGTTCGAGCACAACTTTACGAAATTGCTCGAAGCTGACGTGACCACGCTGAATCGAGTTCTGGCTATTCAGCGGTCGCAAGGGATCATCAACGCCAATGACTGGCGAAAAAAGATAAACCTGCCTCTGCGATCTGACGCAGAGGCAAATCTGTACTTCAATCCGAATACGACGCGGACCGGAAGCCCTGCCAATGCGGATCCAGCTTCAGCCACAGCGGGAACATCAGGTTCCCAGTCGGACACCAATTCAGCGGCAGTTGGAAACTCGAAGCTGGCGGAACTGCGGGCATCTTTCATGGGTTATGTCGCTCATAAAGCAGCAGCCAGGCTGGCGGCAGTTTGCAAGAACAAGGCCCGAAAGCCTGCCGATATGCTCGCATGGTGTGACACAGGCGGCGTGTCTCACCGGTCCATTTTGACGGAGGAACTGACGGCGGCCGTCAACGGTGGGTTCCCAGAGAATCAGCGAATTGCCGTACTGTCTGCCTGCGAGTCGTGGATGCTCCGCGAGGTGACGGCAGGGATTTCTGTGTTTTTGGATGCTCCGCACAAGGAATCCGAGCTTGAGGCAAACGTGGGGCGATTTCTGGAACAGTTCCAGAGCGAAGT